TACACCTTGGTCAAGTTCCTTCGATTGTTAAAGAGGCAACCTTCAGAAAAGAAAACATCCCTTATGTTAGAGAAGCCCGGGCCATGGGCCAGCTAACTAGAACAGGCGGGATAGCTTTAAGAGATGTTTATAGGTTCCAATGTAGTATGTATGGAAATAATATTTTTCAACCTGGAATGTTGTTTTTTGTCGATCCAACAAAAGATGGGTCTCCAAACTACGAAGACTGGAAAGAACTTGGCTTAGTTGGTTTTTATAGAACTGTAAGCGTTGATCATCTAATAAACGCAGGCATGAGTCCCGTCCATGAAACAAGGATAGACGCTGTATGGGAAACATTTGGAGAGTGCCCCGGCGGCGAAGGGCTAATTAACACTGAATTTCGAACCATATGGTTCCGAACCGAAGGTCACGAAAAGACCGCTGCCGGTACCAACATAAGGGCAGCAGTATAATGTCGTCGCCTAGTGACCTTTCCCCCAAAACTCCAAAAGGAAAAAATTCTACTCATAGCACTTTAGAGCTTTACAATGAAAAAAGCTTTTATTATGACAATGTTTATCCAGGCGGAGATTTGCCCTGGCTAGATAAGCCTTTTGATTTTATTAATGAAAATCCTCTTTATGGTAAAGTTAATTTAGATGGAGATTATATAATTCCTAAATATAAATTAATTGATGGAGAAACACAATATGAAAGAATAGTAGAAGTTAGCGTTGGAACATCTGGAGTAAGAGCTTTTGATTTTGTTGTGGAGGCATTTAATGATTTAAAAACAAACATAGAATCATTAGTAAAAACGTCCTGGCTAGCACCAGGAGGACCCATAGCTAAATTTGAAGCAAAAAAAGGATTTGTTGACTTTGAAGTCATGAATAAACTACAAAAGGAAGTACATTATTATCTTTTTGTTTCTGAATTCTTATCAAAGCCTTCCACAATCAATAATAATTTTCCTTATAAAGAGCTTCTACATAATGCTTCTGATTTCACTAATTTTTTTCTTTTGTACCTTAAAAGTCACACAAAAACCATGCCCTTCACAAAAGGCGGCATTATTAATTCTTTTTATATGGCACCAATGTCAACTGGCTTGTGTTTGGAAATTGATGATGCGTTATATGATGATGATAATAAAAAACATACTTTTCTTAAAGATCCAAATTTTGATATTTATAGGATTGCGGCAAGAAGATATGGGTTCATGGTAGATAGAAATGTACCATGGCGCTTAGTTGCTGATGTACGATCATTAAAAATGAGAGAATATATGCGCCTTGCTTACGAAAGAAAGGCAATCCTCGAAGGGCGAGAAGCAGTTTTAGAAGCAAGGCGCGCCGAACTGCAACTGACACTCCCAGAGTTTCCTACACTGAATGACTTGTTTACACATGGCCCGGAGCCACAACCGGGTCCACAACCATCGCCCACTCCGGGAGAAACATGGGCGGATTATATCGGCGGCCCTTGGTTTAAAAAAGATTTTTCAAAGTATTCTTGGAGCAATGAAGCACTCAAAGAATTTGATGATCAAACACAAAAACAATTACAAGATGTTATAAATTCAGTCTCAGAAAAAACAAAAGACTTTTGGGTTTTCAAAGATTTATATAACGCCAAAAATCCTTCGAAAGATGTTGACGGAATTCAGATGTGCGCTGGAGAGTTTTTAAATAAAACTTGCACATCGCGAGTTTTTAAATTTGAGAAATTTTTTGAAGCTTATTATGATGTTCCTTACACAGACGAAGTAGAAGATATTAAAAAAACTTTTTATAAATTTTTTGTGAGCTATTATGTTCAAAATCCAATAGTGAAAAAAAGAGTTTTATGTTCGGCTGGTTCGGATTTGCAGACAAAAATGACTACTAAAGAAATTGAGCTTGAATTGATAAACGAAGAACAATACAATGTACTTTATACTGATTACTATTGGCTTAAAACATATTTTGATATTAAGTTAGCGGAGAATAATATAAGTTTTAAACCAATGTCGTATAATAAACATATAAAAAAAATAATAGATTTATCAACTTTAAACTCTCATGACAAGGCTAATCTATCTGGGACAACTTCAAAAGATGCCAGCCACACACATCAATATCAAATAGATATCAATGGAAATGGATGGGCACTGGAAACCACACACCCGCAAAATCCAAATCAAACACAAACATCCAGTAATAAATTGGGTTATCCAGCCAGCACAAAGTAATTGTTATCCTATCTGCAAAGAAGGCGCCCCTCCACACGCCCACAAACTAAATCAAGATATTTTTCTTTCTCTTAAATATATTAATAAAATTGTGAGAAAAAAGATGAAAGGGCTAGAACAAATATATGGAGACAAAGGAGAAAATAAAGAATTGGCGATTGGTCAAATGTTATTAGGAGCCCAAGAAAGTGAGATATTCTCTTATTATAAAAAATAGTTTGACTTTTCTGTAAAATATGTTATATTGTAAATAATGCTTTTTCAAACATTTGATGACAAAGAGAACTGCAAAGCTGTGTACACAAAAAATAAATTATATTTTAATAAACCTCCCAAAGGTTTAAGCAAGACATGGTCATATTCAGAATTTTTAAGAGATAAAGATAATATTGCCTATGCACAAATTTTTTGTGGAGGAAAAACATTAGATGAAGTATGTCCGCCGCACCTTCAAAGCGAATGGGAGAAAGTTAAAAATAGACTGATTGCTTTTCAAAAAACATGCCAAGAGGTACAATTAGATTTGAGCGAGCACTGTTTTTATGATATGCTACCCAGGTTCTTTCTAGAGGACCTAGCTCAAATTAAAAACAAAATATGTAATTTTGTTTTTTCAAATTATGAAAAGCCTAAGAATTATGATTTTATGCTACAACTTGTTAAAGTGCTAACAGAAGTTAAAAATACAAAACTTAATCTTGATTATTCTATGTTAAACAACCGGCTACATGAATTTAAAGTTAGAAATTTTGTAGCAAACGCTAAAAATAATTTACAATATATTAATTATAATTCTTTTAAAACAAAAACAGGAAGGCTAGCTACCAATTCGGGCTCATTCCCTATTTTAACCATGGATAAGAACTATAGAAAGATTTTGAAGCCAAATAATGACTGGTTTATAGAGTTTGATTTTAATGCTGCTGAGTTACGAGTACTATTGAGCCTTCTAGAGAAAGAACAACCACAAGAGGACATGCATAAATGGAATGCAAAAAATATATATCGAGGATCAACTACACGCGAAGAAGCCAAAAAAAGAATCTTTGCATGGCTTTACAACCCAGAATCAAAAGACTATCTTTCAAATGGAGCTTATGAGCGAGATTCTGTAGTTAAAAAGCACTACAATGGGAACCAAGTGACAACATTTTTTGGTAGGACAATTGAAGCTGATGAGCACCATGCATTAAATTATATAATACAATCAACTGCTGCGGATTTGTTTTTTAAGCAGATGATTAAAATTTGGGAGATGCTTGAGGGAAGAGAATCTAGAATAGCTTTTTGCATGCATGATTCACTTATTATAGATTATTCTGAAAAAGATAGTGATATTTTGATAAAATTAAAAAAGACGTTTTCAGATACTAGTTTAGGCAATTTTATGGTTAATGTGCTCGTAGGCAAAGATTATGGGGAAATGAAAAAGTTAAGTACTTAAAATGAATATAATTGGTTTAGGACAAGCAGGCTGTAGTATTGCTGAATATTTTAAAGAGTACTCGCAATATAAAGTTTTTAAGATAGATGTCGGGCTTAAGAAGTCCATTGATTCTTATACGCTAAAATATCAAAATAGTCCAGAAGATTATGAGAACAATTTTCCAAATTTGAAGTCAACATTTTTGAAAGAGGTAAAGGGTCAGACCTTGTTTATAACAAGTTGTGGTCTCATTTCAGGCGCCTCTTTGCGCCTCCTAGAACAAATAAAGGACAATTGCAAAGTAAGCGCTCTTTATATTAAACCAGATCTTAATGATTTATCAAAAGAAAAAGCTCTTCAAGAAAATTTAATTTTTAATGTCCTCCAAGAATATGCTCGTTCTGGTTTACTTGAAAGGGCTTACATTGTTGATAATGTAAAAGTATCTGAAATAGTTGGAGAAACTCCAGTGCGAGAATACTTTAATCAAATAAACAAAATGATTTGTTCTACTATTCATATGATAAACGTTTTCGAAAACTCAAAAGCGGTAATAAGTACTTTATTTGAACCCACATTTACAGCCCGAATATCAACTTTTGGTCTAATGGATTACGAAACAGAAGAAGAAAATATGTTTTTTTCTCTTGACATCCCAAGAGAAAAGAGGTATTATTATGCCATTCCAGAAAAAGTTTTAAATTCAGATGGAACACTTATTAAAAAAATTAAAAAACAAGTTAAAAATGGTATTGAGCATGATAAAATGAGGAATGGTTATGCGGTATATTCTACAGACTATGAAACCCCATATGTGTATTGTGTATCAAATAGCACTCTTATTCAAAAAAATGAAAATAATGCTTGACATACCTGTAAAAATGAAGTATTATAAAGACAGCAACATGAGAGAGTTATCATGTTGGCTTTAAAACAAGGAGAAAATATTTAATTATGGAAATTGATATGAAAAGGATGCGTGACCGATTAAACACGCTCAAAAATAAAAATGGAGCCAGCGGTTTTTGGCGCCCTCAAGATGGAGAACAAACCATTCGGATTGTTCCAACAGCAGATGGAGACCCTTTTAAGGATTACTGGTTTCACTACAATGTAGGAGATAACCCTGGCTTTTTGAGCCCTAAAAGATGATTGTCCTTTGGACTCTTTTGTTCGAAACCTTTGGCAGGAAGGCACCGAAGACAGCAAGCGAATGGCTAAAAAGTTGTCAGCCCGACAACGATTTTTCGCCCCAGTGCTTGTACGAGGAGAAGAAGACCAAGGCGTACGCGTTTGGGGATTTGGAAAACAAGTATATGAAACGCTTTTGAATCTGGTATTAAACCCAGAATATGGCGACGTTACCGATCCTGAAACTGGCACTGATTTGACAATCACATATGGAAAGCCTGCTGGAGCTTCGTTTCCAGTAACAAATATCACTCCCCGGCGACGAAGTTCCCCGCTTTGTCCAGATGACCCTGAAAAGTGTCGCGAACTTTTGGAAGGTATTCCAGATTTTGAAGAACTTTTTGCTGGAAGTCGCAAGACATTCGAAGAAGTTCAAGCGATGCTGGATGAATTTCTTCTAGGAGACAGCAATCCAGAAGAAGTGTCGTCAGAAACTACCAAGTATAGTGACAATAAAAGCAAGGATACGGGAAATACCGTTGATAAAGCTTTTGCTGATCTGCTAGGATAGTTTATTTTGTTTTAAGCGGGAGAGAGATTAATCTCTCTCCCGCTTTTTTAATCGAAAAGGAACACAATGGCAAAGACTAAAACAAAAAGAACCGGCAAAATTTCAATTGCTGATATGCGGAGCATCATCAATAAAAAAGCTGGCATGAATGTGGCACACAATCTTAAAGAAGACAGCCCAACTCTCGTCAAAGAGTGGATCCCAACTGGATCTCGCTGGCTTGATTCAATTGTTTGTCGGGGTAAGCTCGCAGGTATTCCTGTTGGAAAAATTGTAGAAATCGCTGGGCTAGAATCTACTGGTAAATCATATATGGCTGCTCAAGTTGCAGCAAACGCGCAGAAAATGGGCCTTGATGTAATTTACTTTGATTCTGAATCAGCAATTGATCCAACTTTTCTTGAAAAAGCTGGATGCGATGTCGACAGTGTGCTTTATGTACAGGCTGCATCTGTTGAATTCGTGCTAGAAACGATTGAAGAACTATTAGGCACAAACGAGAATCGCATGCTCTTTATTTGGGACTCTCTAGCGTTAACACCAGCAGTTTCAGATATTGAAGGGGACTTTAATCCTCTTTCTTCAATGGCGGTTAAGGCGAGAATCCTTGCAAAGGGAATGTCAAAACTTACAGTTCCAATTGCAAACAGTCAATCAACATTCTTGGTATTAAACCAGCTTAAAACAAACATCACTAGGAGCCCCTCAGAGGCCCTTACAACGCCCTATATGACTCCTGGCGGTAAAGCTATGATTTATGCTTATTCGTTGCGTGTGTGGCTCACAGGACGCAAAGCAAAAGCTTCTTTTGTTTTAGATGACAAAGGGTTCAGGATCGGTTCAGAGGTGAAGGTTAAACTTGAAAAATCTCGCTTTGGGACACAAGGTCGACAATGCAATTTCAAGATTCTGTGGGGAGATGAAGTTGGCGTACAAGATGAAGAAAGCTGGCTTGATGCAATTAAAGGATCGAGTTCTTTAAAACAATCTGGAGCATGGTACGAGCTTTGTTATGAAGATGGTACTTGTGAAAAGTTTCAAGGCTCCGGATGGACGGGCAAACTTCAAAGTGAAAAGTTTAAAGCTCGTGTATTAGAAATCATGGATGAAGAAATTATTAGAAAGTTTGATGATCGAACAGGAGAAGCTAAAGATTTCTATGACGAAGAAGAATAAAAAATAAATGCTTGTCGAGTACGGAAACATTAAGGCTGATATAAAAGGGTTTAAGTGGCCAACAGAAGACCTTTTTAATGCTTGGAAAGAAGATTTTTTTAAATTAAAATATATTTACATGGAAGATTTTTAAGCCACCTTAAATATGGTGCGCGCACTCAAGACATTGATATACTTTTATTAGGAAACCAAGAAGACGAAAAAACAATTGAGCGCGTACTTTACGAGGGCATAAAATTGGCTATTGAAAAATATGAAATATTTGTCGATTTGCTTTGGGTAGATAAAGTATATCCAAAAGATTTCCCTGAAAACAAAGGTCAGATTATCAATTATATAATTGGTGACAAATTTATTATTGATGGGAAAACTAAAAAAACTTTCCACGGCGCCAAACAATTAAGAGATGGTCTATGGAAAATTGTTAGAAAATTACCGACTATGAAAATGGTGAAACAATTTGAAAACGGCACATATTATGTGCCTGAGTTAATTTGGGATCCGAAACAAAATAACGAGGATGCGCCAAGTGAAGTAAATTTTTCACAAAACTAGGAATGATTGAAGTTTGATAACTATTTATAAACAAGCGTTAAAAGAGGAGAGCCTGCATGAAAATTTCTATTGAAAGACTTAAACAAATTATTCAGGAAGAAGTAGATGCTTACGTACTACAGGAAAAGCTAGATGATAAAGACAAAAAGAAGAAAGCCAAGCTTGAAGACGAGCTTGAAGACCTCGAACACAAGTGAATGACAGAAGGAAAGCTGAGTTCAGCCTTGGTTAAACGATATCAACTAAAAGAATCAGTAGGTAAGGTTTTATGGCACTCGCTGGATGAAAGTGGAAATATCGGTGAATATGATATGCAATTCGGAGATGTGATCATTAAAGGAATTCTACCAGAGCATGTCAAAAAGAAAAAAGTACAGCAGCACCCACACAAACCCCAAAAAAGAAGAAAATAAACCCCCTTCATGAATAAATCAATTCAATTAATCAAAATAAAAGGAGAAAACAAATGAAGCTTAAGGCAGTCCATTGTCTAAGTTGTGACGATAAAGTATATTCAAGAGCACCACATGATTTTAGATATTGCTCTTGTGGGCAAACTTTTGTTGACGGAGGCCGCGCATATTTTAAATATGGAGGCGCTCCAAATGCAGAATTTGAACTTACAGAAGTGGATATCGACGTACCACCTGATGAACTATACGAAGATTGGGATCAGATGTCTGACAATTATGGTGTAGTCCACGCTACATAATTTTCTTTACATACAAACAAATTTATGTTATTCTAGTTAAGTGATTTTGGCTGGATGGCGGAATTGGGAGACGCAACGGACTTAAAATCCGTTATCCGTACGGGTGTAAGGGTTCGAATCCCTTTTCAGCTACTTTTATAAAAAGGAGAAAACATGAGCTATAAAATGCCACATAGAAAATTTAGGCGAAGAAGAAAACTCGGTTCAATGAAACGCAAGAAACGAAGAAGGCGGAGAAATAAGAAATAATGAAAAGAGTTATGATAATAGATGCTCTCAATCAATTTTTGAGAGCTTATATAGTAAATCCAACAATAACGCCAAATGGAGATCCTGTTGGCGGAACCGTTGGGTTCCTTAAGATTTTACAGAAGCTTTGCCGTGAGATAAAGCCAGATAAAGTTATTATATGCTGGGATGGAAAAGGTGGAAGCCAACGGCGCAAGGCCGTAAATAAAAACTATAAAAGCGGCAGAAAGCCATTGCGCCTAAATCGCGATATCAAACACTTAACGGAAGAACAAGAGTTGCAAAATAAAATTTGGCAACAAATTAGATTAATTGATTACCTAAATAATTTTCCAGTTACTCAATTAATGTTTGAGCTTGTTGAAGCTGATGACGTAATTTCTTTCGCCTGTCAAATGTCTGATTTTAAGGGGTGGCAGAAAGTCATTGTTTCTAGTGACAAAGATTTTTTTCAATTATTAGATGAGGAAACTGTAGTTTACAGACCAACACAAGGCGAGGTTTTAAACAAAAACAATATCATAGAAAAGTTTGGGATTCACCCTACAAATTTTGCTCTAGCAAGAGCAATTGTCGGAGACCAAAGTGATAATCTAGATGGAGTTCCTGGCATTGGATTACCAACAGTGGCTAAAAGATTGCCATTTTTAGCCGAAGAGAAGGCGTATTCCATCACAGAAGTTTGTGAACATTGCAGGCTTGTCGAATCGAATTTGAAAGCTTATCAAAACATTTTGGAGAACAAAAACATAGTCAAAGAAAATTATAAATTAATGCAACTGTATAGCCCAAGTATGTCAATACAAACAAAAAAAGAAATTAAAAATATTGTTGAAAACACTGAATTAACATTCGACAAAACTAATACAGATGGCATGATGTTAGAAGATGGCATATCAAAAACAAGTTGGCTAGACTTGTTTGTTGCATTTAAAAGAATTATACTAAAAGGAAAAAAATGAAAAAGATTTTAATATTATTATTTACAATATTATGCATAGGATGTGAGGTTTACACACCAACAGGTTCAGTCACAGTTGGCCCTCACGTCGACGCTCCCCAAACCTGCACTTATGATGATACGCCATATTATTATGAAGATGTATGGACATGTTGGAATGGTTGTTGCACATGGGTAATTGATTATCCTTATTATTACACAACATGTGAAGAAACATGGTGTGTTCATGAAACGCAAGCCGGATTGGCCGTATATTGCAGTTGGGAGTTGGTAGATGAATATTGTTATTAATGCCCTCGTAGCTCAGATGGAAGAGCATTGGTCTTCTAAACCAATGGTCGCAGGTTCGAGTCCTGCCGAGGGCGCCAAATTTTAACTTTAATGGAGACTACGTGAAAGATTTATATTGGTTAGGAAACGAAAGAAAAAGAAACACAGAAAGCACCGAGAAAAGCAATATTCTTATAATTTCAGATTCTGGAGATTCTGATGATAAAATAGAGCGTTCGGATAATAGAATTTATTTTTATTCAGAAGTGAACAGAGCTAAAATTTTACAATTAAACAAAGAAATTCGAAATCTTAATTTGGATATTTTACAAACTTGTAAAGTGTTGAACCTTCCTGAGTCAGCACACATATATATACATATTAATAGCTATGGTGGAAGTATTTTTGCTGGCCTAGCTGCTGTTGACCATATTAAAAAATCTGAAGTACCAATAACTTCTGTTGTCGATGGATGTGCAGCTAGCGCCGCCACAATGATGAGTATGGTTGCTAGCCATAGGCTGATACACGAGCATTCATTTATGTTGATACATCAACTTTCTTCTGGAATGTGGGGAAAGTATGAAGAATTAAAAGATGATATG